AAGACCGGCGACGAGGGCGGACAGGATGTTGAGAGTGGCAATGGCGTCGTAGTTCATGTCGTTAACAGTTTGCAGAGAGCGGGCTGACGGGGCGAATCCCCATCTACCTCCCACTCACCTTGTCCCCTTAGCGCGGAGCGCCCCAACATCTGCGCAACAACGCGGGCAACACCGGGGCAATGGGTGCGGGTGGCTACGCGAGGCACGAGCGGGCTGTGTGCAGGGTTGCGAGTGCAAAGCGTCCGTGTAGCCCCGCAGACGGAGGGCGAGCCCGGAGCCAACGAGCCAGGAGCCGACGAAGGAGGCTGCTGGTGAGGGCGGCGTAGGGCGTAGCCCGTAGGCGTAGGGGGTACCGGTCGCTGGCGGGGTGGGTCGATGGAACGATGCAATGACTACTGCCCACCCACCGCCTCGTCCTGGGGCTTGTGCGGCCGTATGAGCGCGTTTTAGCCCCCCCTGGGTGCTCTGAGTCGTTTGGGTCCCATCGTGGCTCCTAGGCCCGTTTTGTTTTTGCGTCCGTATGCGGTCGCAGTGCGGTGGTCATGCGAATCTATGCGGAGCCAATGCTATAGAGATAGAGATATATATACGGGGGTTCACTTCGTTCACCCCCTGGTGCTAGGGTGGAGCCATGCAGGGTCCGATGGGCATCCCGTCGAATCAGACTGCGGCGTTTGGCCGTGGTGCTGGTCGCGTAGCTCGCGAGGTTGGGCCGTGGCTACCGGACCTGTTGCCTTCGCGCATGATCTACACGGGCGCCAAGAACGCCTACAAGGGCCTGCGTTGGATCTACGAGGGCCGTAAGATGCGCAAGGCTGCTGGTGCTTTGGATGCGTCGATTGACGCGGCGAAGAACCAGGCTCGTATGGTCGAGCAGATGCGCAAGGCTGGCTACGCGGGCCGTCAGGACGTGGTGTCGGCGGTTGAGGATGCGAACAAGGTGATCCGCCAGAAGAAGCGTGCTGTAACGATGTCGCGCAGGGCTACGGGTGGTGGCCAGAAGAAGCTCGGCAAGGGGCTGTACGGTCTGGGATCTGGTGGTTCTGCTCTGCTTGAGCCCTTGGGTGAGCAGGGTGGGCAGCCTGCTCCGGCGTCGGACCCTGGGAAGCTGGGCGCTCAGCGTCAGCTTGCGGGTCGCGGGCGAATGCTGAAGGGCGGCAAGCTGCAGAAGCTGAATGGCCGTCAGATGTGGATGTCTGACGACGGTGAGGTCCAGACGGAGTACACGATCACGATCAAGATGCCGAACGGCGGGTATGCGAACGTGCCGTCGTTTAACCCGCGCACTGGTCAGAATTACCCGACTGAGCGTGCTGCTCTGGAGGGGGCCAGGAATGAGGGGTACGTCATCAAGACGTTCCCTACGGCTAAGAAGGCAGCTCTAGCCGCCGAGTACAAAAGCCAAAAACTTGGCGTACAGTTGCGCGGCATGGGTTACTAGCGCTAGAGTGGCTAGCGCCGGGGGAGGGGTTTCCACCAACAACTAACCGACTTTGGGGTCGCTTGGCGCTATGGCGGATACGAGACCCCCCTTCCCCGGTGCTTGCTTGGTGTGCTAGGGTTATGCTGCCGAGACGGCTTGATACTCATGGCACACGCGCTCATCATCACGGCGTCCCCTGGTGGGGGTCTTACGTACGGCGACAACGACGTCGTGCAGGTTCTGGACGGTCATGTGAACCCTGGAGGTGCGGTCATTAGGACCGACAGCGGGTTCCGGTTTGTGTACTGCTCCGACAAGGAGCACGATGACCCCGATGTGCAGGCGCTGATGGCGCCGTGGGAGGGCGACCTAATCGACCCGGATGAGCCGGACATGGGCCGTGTGCAGCTTGGGAAGCGGCGCTACACGGTGGCGCTGGCGGACGCGGCGCACCTGACCTGGGTGGACGCGGACAGCGCGGAGGCCGCTGCGATCACGAAGACCTGGGCTGAGATTCAGGCGCTGACCGGAGACAAGGCTGGCGGCTGATGGTCACGGTCATCACGAAGACGATTGGGTCCGGCAGGGACTACGCTTCGTTCACTCTGGCCGAGGCCGATGTGGAGAACATCGCAACCCTCGCGTTCGGCTCTACGGACCTCGTTGCGAGCGATGGGGCAATTGTCTTCGAGGCGGCTGCTGGGACCTACTCGGATAGCGTGACCTTCGACAGCACGCTGACAAGCGATGCTGCCCGCAATGTGACCTATAAGCCCGCCGCTGGATCAGAGCATGGTGGCGTGTTTGGGGCAGGCGTTGTCCTCCACGACAACGGCGCGGGATATGGTGGAGCCCAAACAATACGCAACGGCTACATAGTGTTGGATGGACTGGAAGTCCATGTGAGCAACACAAGCGGCTTCCGAACAGGCGTGTCTTTGGACCCAACGAATGACATGTTTGGCGTAAAACTCCGCAACATGCTTCTATGGAGCCAGACATCCCGCGCCCCCCTCGGTGTATCGACCGCAGCCGTATACGATATGGGTTCGCTTGCAGACCCAATCGTTTACGAGAACTGCGTTTTTAGAAAGACTGACAATTTTGCAGACCTAGCCGGGGCTGCAGCAGGAGCAGGCAAAAACGGGCACTTCGTAGTCGCCAACTGCACCTTTGTCGGAGACTCCGCTGCAACCCACAGGGCGCTCGCTATCACCGCTTTGGGCACGCTGAATGTCCAGATTACCAACTGCATGAGCTTTGTGCCGTGGCAGTGGTATCAGTCGGTGTCGGGAACGCTGAACTTGACCGGCTCCAACAACTTCGGCGGTTCGACCCAACCCCTCCCTGCCGCCATCCAGGGAAGCCCCTACCCCATCACCCCAACGACCAGCTTCTCCACGCCTCTCGGCTCCGGGGACTACGCGGTCTACATGGGCGCGACCGGAGCCCTTGCGGATGTGACTGGCAACGATGTCTGGCAGCAGGGCGTGGGCCCTTCGGTAAACAGCGATGTCCCGACCACCGACATCAACGGCGTGGCTCGCAGCGGCGCGGCCTGCAACCCTGGGGCCTTCGAGGCTGACGGCTTCGTTGCGCCGACGACGATCACGAAGACAATCGGGCCCAACCCTCCTTCTCCGGCGCCGCCGGAATACGACTACGGGAGCTTCACGCTCGCGGAGGCTGATGTCGAGAACATCGGCGGCTCTGCGGACCTGACCTTTGAGAACGAGCGGATCGTGTTCGAGGCGGATGCGGGGACTTACACCGAGCCTAGCACGGTAACTATCGACAGCTCGCTTACATGCGACCCGACGAGGAATGTCACCTATCAAAGCGCAGATCTAGGGCAGGCCATTGTCAGCAGCCCTACAACGGCTGCCGTCTTCAAGATCGCAAACGGCGCATTCACTACTCTGCGTGGCCTCAAGATTGTTAGCACCGGAACTGGCGCAAGCGTTCGCGGTGTTGAGATCTTTCCAAACGGCTCTGCAACATGCGAAGGGTGTGTTCTCGACTCGTTGATCTTGCAGAGTCTTGCAAGCGTCAACTTTACGGCAATCGAATTGCAGCTTGAGCCCACCGGCCTATCTGGGGGCGCAGGTAGTGCAAGTCATCCAACAGTCATCCGCAACTGCGTCGATCTAGGTATTGGCAACGGTTTAGGCATTGTCGGGAACAAGACCGATAGCATTCATGCCCGCATAGCCAATTGCACATTTGCGGGCAGCGGGCCCAGCGCCGCACTCCTGCAAACCGCGAACGATGTGACCATTGATGTGGTCAACTGCATCAACCTTGGCCATAACTGGAGTTTCCGTGATGTATTCACAACGGGCGCGGTCACAACAACCGGCTCTAACAACTTCGGTGGCAGCTCTAACCCGTGGCCCGTCGCCACCCAAGGCTCGCCGTATCCCATCACCCCAAGCACCGCCTACGACCCCGGAGCCGGAGACTACGCCCTCTATGTCGGGAAGAACGGCGCGCTGCTAGACAGCCCGAACAACGATGTCATTGGTCAGGGCGTCGGCCCCGATGTGAACAGCAGCGTGCCGAGGACTGACATTCTTGGCAACACCCGGTACGGGGCTAACGCCAACCCCGGTGCGTTTGAGGTGCCTCAGGCGACGACGGTGCTGACCCGGACTATCGGGCCTAACCCCGCTTTTCCAGAGCCACCTAAATACGACTACGGCAGCTTCACCTTGGCCGAGGCGGATGTGACCAACATCCCGACCAGCACGGACTTGGTGAATGAGAACGAGGCCATCGTGTTTGAGGCGGATGCGGGGACCTACTCGGAGAGCGTCACCTTCTCTAGTTCGCTGACGACGGATGCGACGCGCAATGTGACCTACAAGCCCGCTGCGGGGAGCGAGCACGGTGGGAGCGTACTTGCAGGAGTGCGCTTCGTGCGCGACGGTACGGGCGAGAATGGACCACTCATCTATGACGATGACACTATTCTAGACGGCCTCGTGGTAAGGCTGGAGCTTCTAGCTCAACACCTTACCTGCTTCCAGATCCTTGGGCAGAACATCACCCTGCGAAACTGCGTGTCACGCAACGGCGACGGCATCACAGCGACGAATGGGTCTGGGTTTGTAATGACAGGAAACAACGACGGAGCCCGCCTAGAGAACTGTGTTGCTATCGGTCCCTACCAAGGTTTCAAGGCGTTCTCCAGCGCATCGCTCGGCACGATTGCGTCTACCATCGTCAACTGCACGCACGCTCCTCCGACAACTAATAGTTGGGGCTACTTTGCTCCGGGCTCAGGGACAACGCTGAACCTGACGCTTATCAACAACCTCAAAATCGAAACCGGCTCCACAGGCGCTTATCGCACGGCAGGATCTGGAACCGTCAACGCCTCCGGCTCTAACAATTTCGGCGGCTTGGTCAACCCATTCCCCGTCGCGATCCAAGGCAGCCCCTACCCCGTCACCGCGACCACGGACACCGACCCCGGCCCCGGCGACTGGGCCATCTACGACGCCGATACCTACGCTCTTATCGACGATCCAGACAACGATGTCCTGGGCGGCGGCGTCGGGCCTGATGTAAACCTAGATGTCCCTACCACCGACATCCGGGGCATTCCACGTACGGGTTCGACGACCGATCCCGGCGCTTTCGTACTTCCACCGGTTGAACAAGACACATGGACTCCTGTTATGGTCAGAAGGAACGACCCTGTTGACGTTTACGGCGTGCTCACCTTTGGGGACGCCTACATTAACGCCGTCGAGGACACGCTAAGCGTGACCGGCGCTGACGGGACGGACGCCACTCCCGCCATTCCTATTGGCACGCGCGCGCTGTGGATCCAGCTAGTCAGCCAAACTGGCGCTTCTGCTGGCGAGACATGTGACGTGAGCATTGAGGTGAGCGCATCTCAGTCGCTGACCCTTGCTACGCTGAGTGGTGCAAGCACCGCGGTGGGCAACGTGCCGGGCCTGATGCAGTTCCCTGTGGACTGCCTGGGACAGAACGACCCGGATACGCCTGCCTATCCGCGCGTCAAGATGGTCACCGGCAGTAGTGTCGGCGTTAGCGACGTGGTCACGGTCCGCGTCGTCGCTATCTGCGGTAAGCAGACCAACACCACCTGGAGCTGACATGCATGACGAGAACCGTACAGAGTTTGTGGTGCGCGTGTACCACGTGCTGCTGCTGACGGCGATCGTGCTGTTTCTGGTATGGGCGTCAGGAAACTAGACTGGTCGAAGGTGCGAACGCCGGGTCAGGCTCATAACCTGATGGTGAAGGCAGGACTGACGGAACCGATGACGAAAGACGGTTGGCACAAGCCGGGCAAGAAGAAGGCCAGTCTCCAGGCTGCGCTGTACAAGTACCTCGACGAGAACCCGGAGTACCTGGAGCACATCGTCATGGGTATGGTGCACAAGGCCCGGATGGGCGACGTCAAGATCCTGGAGATGCTGTGGGACCGTGTGGACGGTGCCGTGGTCAAGAAGCAGAGCATCGAGTCGGAGGTCCATGTGAAGCGCTACGGCTTCGCGGAGCCGCCTCGATTGGTTGAAGCCGAGGAACCTAACGAGCCCGAGGAGGGCGTTGCGTGATGCCGAAAGTTGGCGGAAAGAAGTACCCCTACACTGCTGCTGGGATGAAGGCTGCTGCTGCGGCCAAGAAGAAGATGGGTAACGGCGGTCGTGCTGCTAGCGCGCGCGCTCAAGCCCAAGGCAAGCGCTCTGAGCGTGCTGCTGGTGCCCGCGCGAAGGCGCGTGCTATGGCTGCGCGTATGAAGGCCAAGAAGCGCAAGTGACCTAAAGGCAAGTCATAGTTATGGCTAGTTGGGAAGACGACGAGAGCCTCTACGACGAGGACCTTGCAGGCGGCGTGTACTTTGACCCGAAGACGGGCAAGTACTACGCCGAGGAGACCTACAAGTACCGGGGTGGCCGCAAGGGCATGTTCGGTGGTCGGCGTAAGAAGACTGGCTATGACCTTGTTGAGCTGGATGAGAGCGAGCTAGAGGCGTTCAGCAAGTACCGCGAGGGTCGTGGCGAATACGCTCGCGGCCGCAAGGGGCGCAAGATGTACAGCGGGCCTGGGCGTAACGTCGGTGACGTCAAGCTAGGTGAGCAGTTGAGCGCGTACAAGTCGGCTCCTAAGCAGGGCATGACCGGTATGTTGAGCGCTTTGACTGGTGCTAGGCAGGCCAGCGAGAAGTACGAGAAGGACGTCGCCAAGCGGGTCAAGGACTACAGCAGCTGGTGGGACAAAGAGCGTGCGTCAGGCGAGCGGGGGTCTGCGCGCGTGCAGGAGCTGAAGGCTAAGGGGCAGGCTACGCAGGCTATGCGCAGCAAGTATGCCCAGGGCAGGGGCTGGGGCTACTGATGATCGGTGTCGGTAGAGCAGCGCGCGTTGTCGGCACGGCTACGGTCACGGATGCGTGGCGTACCGATGCCGATACGCAGTTTGCGCAGTGGGCTTCCGTGTCGAAATACGACCCGGGGGTCAACGAAGGCGCAGCTGTCTACGACACCAAGCACTACTACACCCGTTTTCTGGCTGATACGGCTGGGACGTTCGACTTCTACGTGCAGTTGAGTGGCCCAGCTACGGGTAGAGAGCGTATTCGGTGGTCAATCGACGGCGCAGACACCGATTTTGTCGAGTTTGACCAGACGCGAGTCAACGACAGCGGCGTTTTGGAGCTCGCGCCGACAAAAGGGCGCGATCAGGTGCGTTTCCGCGCCACGATCAAGGAGCGCAACGGCTGGTTCCACCCCCGTCGCATGGTTTTGACGCTCGATAGCGCCGATCAGTGCGAGCTTGTCGACGGTCCGACGACTCTGGTGCTCATTATCTACAGCCGCAAGGACCCGCCGCGCATCACGCTGACCGGCGGGCCGATGACGCTGGGGCCGACAGACACCTGTGACTTCAACGTGGTGGACAGCACTGGTGCTGCCTACACCATGGCCAACCTGATTGACCCCATTACGGTGTACTTCCGTGTTTACCAGACTTCTGACACCTGGAAGACGCCTCTGCCCGACGTTATCCGCATTGACGGCGACCCAGAAACGGACCCGCGCGATCAGAAGGTCACGTTCACCTCTGCGAGCCCTGCGACGCAGACTGTTACGTTCATTGCGTACAGCGGCAGCGGCAGCTACACCTTGGAAGCGCTCATCGAGCGCGGGTCGCTGAAGTACGCGGCCGAGCAGTTTGACGCGGACACCGGCATTAAGAACCTGACTGGGTACTACGTCCACCGCGACGAGAACCAGTGGTGCTTCAGCAACGACTTCGCCCGCCTGCGGCAGGACAACTACGGTCTATACGACAAAGACGGATGGCACCCCGGTTACCCGACTGGCTATGGATTTGGCGGGCATACCACGACGACCGAAGCACAGGATTTCGTACGTTTCGAGACCCAGAGTGCTGTGACTCCAGTGACGGACCCGATCACGGGGAACTCGATGGAGTGGTGGGTCAACACGGACCAAGTCACCGCTGGGCCCAGCTATACAAGACAGCTCTTTACCGTGCAGTACTGCGGTGGGCCATGGATCGGTCACGTCCCCCCCGGCGCTGGTGAGAACTTTGTGCGTGCGGCGTATCGCTTTGAGCCGTTTAAGAGCGAGGACGCGGACCACCAGCACGAGGTGATGAGCGTTGGCTACCGCGCGCGGCAGGTGGCGCGTAGCAGCAGCGTGCAGTTCAGGGCGCGGAACGTGGCCCCGGCTGCCGGATACGCAGTCTTCGGAGATCAGACCAAGGCTGAAGCAGTGTTCGAGTTCCACGACACGCTGCACGTCAACCTTGCGGGATCAACAGTCGACCTGAAGCTGGTCGACGGCACGAGTAACGTGCTGACTTACGGCAGCGGCGCAGACATTGAGATCGGGGCGACAGCTGAACTGACCGCGCAAAACTTCCTGGTGGCAGCTCGCTCGATTGGCGGTGGCATAAAGTTCTCGGCAGTTCGTGTCGGGCGAGTAGTCACTCTGACTAGGCAAGAGGCTGCGCCGGTCGACAACTCCGCGCCTACGTCGTCCGACCAGACGATTGCCTATACCGGATACTTTGCCGGGTATGTCCAGCAGCCGACGCGCTGGATCACACCGAGCATTGCCGATGCTTCTGGCAACGATGTGCGGCCCTACGGAAGCGGTACAGGCGAGTACTACTACGATTCCGAGACCGGCACCGAGATTTGGTTCTGGTCGATGAAGAACATGTGGGGTCGTCAGCCGAACGCTGTGGTGTCAGGCATCTTGACCAACAGCGCCCCTGAGCGCCTGAGCGTCTCGGCGTGGAACATCTGGTACGGCGTGCGGCGCGACCCGATCTGGGGACTGACGCTGTGGATGGTCAACTACGTGCCGGATGAGCCTGGGGGTTTTAATCCGACCCTGGCGCACGACCATCTGCTTGTCTACCGCTACAACGACGGCGACGCGATTAATACCCGCTCGTTTAGCGCCTGGGGATACGACGGCACCCTGATTGACAGGACGCCCGCTGAGCCTGGGTGGCTGATCGAAAGCACAGAGACTGCGTACCAGCCGCTTGTCGACGTATACGGCACTGAGGCGTCGAAGGGCTGGGACTTTGCTGACTACAGCAAGTGCCTCATGGTGTTCAACCCGGTCTGGGTCAGCAACTTCGACGGCAGCGACGACATCGCGACGTTCAACGACGTCAAGACCAACAGCCTCGGCAACCTGATCCACAGCATCCAAATGCAGATCGACACCGAGGCTAACGTTGCCGGGTGGCCTGACTTCTTCCCTGCGCAGCTGTACAACTGGTGGAGCCCGCGCGGTAACTGCACGGCCTTCGCCGACACCCGTCCAACCATTGCCATCACCGTCTAATGAGCCAGACAGTCAAAATCGACGTGACCGAGGGCAACGACGTCTGGTTCGCCCACCGGATCACGCTGCCTAACCAGCAGTACCTAGAGAACGCTGCTGCGGCTAAGTCAAACGGCACCGCGTTGGCGGGGGACATCATTACGGTAGACCTGATCCGTGACAGCGCAACGGGCTCGACGCGGCGCGTCAAGCGCATCGCGACGATCACCGACACTGCTGCGGTGGCCGACTACGTGTTCAACACGCTGCAGTACACCTTCTGGGACGGCTACGACGACATCGGCTACAACTTCCTGTTTCGCCTGACGGAGTCTGGCACGAACGGGGACGAGACGTGGAAGCTGGAGGGCGGCAACAACTACTACATCGAGTTTGCTGTCGCGACCCAGAACTACGGAACGATCCGCTGGGCCAACAAAATCTACGTCACGGGGCTGATTAGCCGATGAGTGAGGTCGTCCACAACTACACCCCTTACGGCGCTGCGCGTGAGTTGTGGACATTGGCGCCTGCCGAGCTGCTGCTCGAAGGCCCCGCAGGTACGGGTAAGACGCGCGCGCTGTTGGAGTGGATCAACTACCTATGCGAGGCGTACCCCGGCATCCGCGTTCTCATGCTTCGTCAAACAAGAGAGTCGCTGGCCGAATCAGTGCTAGTTACTTTCGAGCAGGAAGTATTGTGGCCTGGGCACCCCGCTATTCACGGCTCTGCAGGCCGGAACAACCGGCAGAACTACCACTACCCAAACGGTTCGCACATCGTGCTAGGCGGGCTCGACAAGCCGGAAAAGACCTTCTCGACGCAGTACGACGTCATCTCGGTCTTCGAGGCGCGTGAGATCGACCAGCACAGCTGGGAGTACCTGTCTCGTGCAAACCGTAACTTCGTGATGCCCTGGCAGATGCGCATCGCGGATACGAACCCCGCAGGCGAGTACCATTGGCTGAACCAGTACTTCCCGCAGGGCTTCCGTGAGGTGCCCGAACGGCACAAGAAGGACCAGAAGCTGCGGCTGCTCTCCCGTCACCAGGACAATCCTACCTACTGGGACCACGAGAAGGGCAAGTGGACTAAGCGCGGTGACGCCTACGTCAACGGCATCCTCGCTAACCTGCCGCACGGTGCTCGTCGGGCCAACCTCTACGAGGGCCGCTGGGCTAGCGAGGAGGGCGTCATCTTCGAGGAGTGGGACCCGAGCATCCACATCATCGACAAGGAGGACGCGCCCGAGTTCAAGTGGTGCTTCGCCTCCTACGACAAAGGCCTGCGTCACCCGGGCTGCCTGCAAATCTGGGGCGTCAACGACGACCGGATGTACCGTATTGCGGAGATATACCGCACAAACGAGACGCAGGACTGGTGGGCAGAGCACGTGGTCAAGTACCACAAGAAGTACGACCTGCAAGCCCTGGTCTGTGACCCGAGCGAGCCTGAGTACATCAAGGTCTTCAATGACCGGTTGGGGCACGCACGGGGGCGGAACGGTAACCGTATCGCCCGGAAGGCGCGTAACGCCATTCGCACCGGTATCGACATGGTGCGGTGGGGTTTGAGCAAAGCCGACAACGGCCCCCGTATCTTCATCCTGCGCGACAGCCTTGTTGGTCGAGACAAGGACCGCGTAGAGAAGAAGAAGCCGTACTGCCTTGAGGACGAGATGGCTAGCTACATCTGGACCAAGAGTCGGGACGGCAAACCTGTAAAGGAGAGACCTGACCCGACGTGCAGTGACCACGCCATTGACTGCCTACGGTATGCGGCCATGTTCATGTGGAACCGTGACATGGCGGTCGAGGACAGCGGATGGGACTACCCTGACAACAGCTTCGGCAAACTGCTTAACCACAAGGAAGTGAAAGGAGTCCCCTATGTCGTTTAACGACCCCGAGAACGCGATGGAGGAGGTCAAGGCTGCGATCGAGTATCGCAACCGCCACCTCAAGTCGCTGAACGACCAAGTCCAGCGCTTCCACGGTCCGCACTACAAGAAGGACACGTACACGGTTGGCGAGGACTACGCGCCGGAGAACACGTACTACGAGTACGTGTCGTTGATGATCCCCAAGCTGATCTTCGACAACCCGCGCGTGCAGGTGAACAGCCGCAAGCCGGGACCGGTGAACGACGTGGCTACGGCTCTGCGTTACGGGCTCAACCGCTGGGTTCGTGACTGCGTGCTGCGTAAGCGCCTTGTCGAGCTGGCGACCGACATGCTGTTCAGCTACGGCGTTGCGGTCGTGCGCGAGGACGCTGCAAACACCAGCGGTGGCGCGATCAACCTGCCTGAGCAGGACGTGCAGAAGCCGAGCAAGACCATGTGGCCGGTGGTCGAGCGCGTCAGCCAAAAGCAGTTCATCATCGACCCGGGATGCAGCCGCCCCAGTGACGCGCTGTTCATGGGCCACGAGTATCGCCGCACCCGTAAGGAGCTGCTGGCGATGGCCGACAAGGAGCCGGGCTGGGACAAGGAATCTATCCGTGAGGCTGCTTCCTCTGACGTTGATCGCGACGAGGGCAGCCAGCGCAAGTACCCGGACCGTGACGAGATCGTCGTCTACGAGGTGTGGGTGCCGGACTACGAGATGGAGGAGAGCCCGGGCCCCAAGATGGGCTTCCACGGCACCATCCTGACCCTAGCTAGCTGCGCCTCACCTGAGGGGGCACAGCCCCTTGGCCGCTACCTGCGTAAGCCGCGCCCGTACTACGGTCCGCGCACGGGCCCGTACAGCATCTTCGGCGTCTACAAGGTGCCGGACAGCCCCATCCCCCTCAGCCCGCTGACGGCTGTGGAGGCTCAGATTGGCGACCTGAACCAGCACGTTCGGGCGGCCAGCAACAGCATGATGAAGCACAAGCGCATCGTGGGGGTCAACGACCCGCGCACCGCGCAGCTCGTCAAGGACACCGGTCACGATTACGTCGCGGTCGTTCCCTTCGAGGACGGTCGCGCAATGGTTCAGGAGTTTGAACTTGGCGGACAAACAGAACAGCAAGCCCGCTGGATCGCTACGTGCCGCGAGCGAGCAGACCGGGCACTCGGGATGGACGAAGCGCTGCGTGGAGCGGTATCTGGAGCTGGTACGGCAACGGAACACACCATCGCGTCTGAGGCCGCAAATACACGTATCGCGTACATTAAGCAAGCGTTCTCGGACTCAGTGACTGCGGTGCTGGAGAAGGTCGCCTTCTACATGTACCACGACGACCGCATCGTCTTCCCCCTGGGAAGCGAGGTCGCACGGCAGATGGGGCTGCCGCCTGACGCTGCGCCCTACTTCGAGGGCGGTGGCCACGACGACGCCGAGGGCTACGGGTTTGAGGACCTTGAGCTTGAGATCGAGCCCTACAGCATGGAGCGTGCCTCCGAGGGCATGGCGCAGAAGCGCGCCATGGAGATGCACAGCCTGATCCTGAACACGCTGCCCGCCATGGCTCAGTACCCGGACTACCCGTGGCTGGACCACTTCCAGAAGATCGGCAACGCGATGAACGCTCCTGACCTGCCTGAGCTGGTGCGTCCTGAGCTGTTGGCGCGTCTGGCGCAGGATCTGCAGCGCATGCAGCAGACTCAGGCTCAGGTGGCGCTAAAGAGCGCTACTCCGATGATGCAGGTCCAGTCTGGGCAGCCCGGCAAGCCTGTGCAGACATCGCAGCCGAGCAAGGAGCTGCCGAACGCTGGGCAGCAAATGAGTCGTGTGCTTGGCGCTATGCAGCAGCAGGCGCCGACCGGTCCCCCGCAAGGAGGTACAAGTGGCGCGTAAGAAGAGTAAGGGCACTATGCCCAAGCGCTTCTCTGTTAAGAGTGGTGATAAGTCGAAGTCGGGTGGCCTGACTGCTAAGGGTGTGGCGCGTTACCGTGCAGCCAACCCCGGTAGCAAGCTCAAGACTGCGGTGACCACTAAGCCCAGCAAGCTCAAGAAGGGCAGCAAGGCTGCTAAGCGCCGGGCGTCGTTCTGCAGCCGCATGAGCGGCATGAAGAAGAAGCTCACCAGCCGGAAGACGGCGAGCAACCCGAACTCGCGGATCAACAAGGCCCTGAGGAAGTGGAACTGCTGATGGCGAACTCCGAGTACCGCAAGTACCACGCGAGCACCAGGGCTAAGAAGCAGCGTGCTCAGCGGAACCGCAACCGCCGCGAGATGGTCAAGGCCGGTCGCGCCCGCAAGGGCGACGGCATGGAGGTCGACCACAAGAAACCACTGTCCAAGGGTGGCTCCAACGGTAAGAAGAACCTGCGGATGGTCCCTAGGACAGTCAACCGGAAGAAACACACCAAGAGGAAAGCATGACCCGAGCTAGCTCGCGCATCATTGTGCGCAAAGATGACGCATTCGCTTCCAACCAGATGCCCCGCAACTGGAAGCATCACAAAGGCCAGTTTGATAAAAAAGGACGGCCCGTTTTCCGCAACATGGCAGAGGCTCACGAGTCCGCTCGCCGTGCTCGCGGCGAAGAGGGCGCGCAAGTCCACTACGACGAAATGTGATTAGAGAACTGAGGCACACATGACTGAAGAAGAGAACAAGATTGAGCAGATTGCCGAAGCGGTGCAGCCCCAAGAGGCGGCTCCCGCGCCGGAAACGTCTGAGTCGACCGAGGAGACGCCGGAGCAGCAGCAGGACAGGATCCTGATGGAGCTTGACGGCGAGCCTGATCCAGACGATCTTGTAGAGGCAGACGGCGCCCCGGAAGAGACTTCGGTGCTGGGGGGGGAACCCAGAGATGAAGAGGAGAGCGGGGCGCCGTCGCTCTCTGAAGAACACGAGCAGGCTATTGCCGTCCTTAAGCGGGATGGCTGGACGCCTGAAGACCTAGAAGCACTGCCTGCCGATCGGCTGCTCTCCATTGCGGAGCACAGGCGCAAGGTGCAGGCAGACGTAGACCGCAAGCTGCGAGAGCGGCAACAGCCAGAGCAAGCTGAAGAGACCGACAAGGACTCCGGGGAAAGCCAAGCAGAGCCCAACCCGGACCAACCCAGAGTCGCCAACCTCACCGAGCAGGCAACGGCAGTAGCTGACTATCTTGGTCTGGACGAGTCAGGCACTGAGCTGCTTGTCCAGTTTCAGCAGGCGGCAGTACAGCCGATGCAACAGCTGATCGACGAACAGCGTGCTGCACTCCAAGCTGTACAGCAACAGCTCCTATTCACGGAGCTGGAGCGAGCCCGAGTAGCACTTGAGGACCGCTATCCCCAGGCCAGGGATACCGAAAGTGAGCGCTGGGGCAACGTCCTTGACCGCATGGGCAAGATGTGGAGCGATGGCTCTGATCTCCCTGCAATCAAGGCAATGGAGGATGCCATCCTGCTGGAGTTCCGCGACGAGTTGACTCAACAAGCTCGCGAGTCCAAAAGCCGGGTGACCAACCTCCGCGACCAGGGGCAACCGACCGCAAGGTCACGCCCCGAGGCTACTCCGGTTTACAGCACGCCGGAGGAGCGCGAAGACGCTGTGCTGAGAATTCTTGAAAGCAACGACCCGGACAAGTACGC